TCCTGGAGGCAAACCGACTAACGTTGCAACATTTACAAAAAGAACTAAAAAATCTATGGGTGGATATATAGGACCAGCAATTAATTCTGATTACGCTGGAGTAAGATTAAGTAATCCATCTTATGCAAAATATTATAAAGGTATGATTTAATGAATTTAGAAAAAGATTTACAGAAATTAAAAAAAGAAAAAGCATTAAAAGAATCTGCTATTGCACAACTTAGAAAAAGAAGTAAAGACTCTGTTGCAAGACCAAGAGCAGAAAAAAATATTTTATCAACTAACCCAGAGATGCAAAAAATATAATGGTAAGAGGATTAAAAAAAGTAGCTAAAGGTTTAGAAAAAGCATCTAAGACACATGCTAAACAAGCTAAGATAGTTAAAAAACATATTAAGAAAATGAAATCACATGCGAAGAAGAGATAAACAACCACCTAAAACTAAAAAATATTTTAGAAAAACTGAATCTGGTGCAGGTATGACTAAAGCAGGTGTTGCTAGATACCGAAGAGAAAACCCAGGTTCTAAATTAAAAACAGCCGTGACTGGGAAAGTGAAGCCAGGATCAAAAGCTGCAAACCGTAGAAAGTCATACTGTGCAAGAAGTGCAGGACAAATGAAGAAATTTCCTAAGGCTGCAAAAGATCCTAATTCTAGACTACGTCAGGCTAGAAGAAGATGGAAGTGCTAGATAGATTAATTTATAAATTTTGTGGTTTTCTAGATAATGCAATTGCATGTGTAGAAACTTATATTATAAAGATGGCTGAATGGTGCTGGAATTCAAGAGTTAAATTATTAAAGAAAAGGAGAAAGAAAAATGTTGGAAGAAGAACTAATATACATAAGTAAAATACAAAAGTATTTGAAAGAAGAGTATCAACAAATCGGTGATGCAATGATCGCTGGAGGTGTTGACAATATGGAGAAATACAAGTATATGATGGGACAGGCACATGCCTATTTAAAAATATCACAGGAAATCTCTAACCTGCTAAAACCAAAGGAGCAAAAAAATGATACTAAAAGACCAGACAACGTCGTCGAATTCGGATTCGACAAAGACTAAACCAGCTCTACTAGATAAGTATAAAGATGATCATCAAAAAGAGGTTGATGGTTATGAGCGTTTAAAAACAAAAGAAACAAACAAATTACCAAATCCAACTGGATGGAGAATGTTAGTTCTTCCATTTAAGATGCCAGAAAAAACTAAAGGTGGATTATTCCTGGGGCAGGATACATTGGAGAGACAACAAGTTGGTTCAACTTGTGGACTTGTATTAGCTATGGGACCACACTGTTATGATAAAGATAAATTTCCAGAAGGACCTTGGTGTAAAAAAGGCGACTGGGTAATTTTCGCAAGATATGCTGGATCAAGAATTCAGATCGATGGCGGGGAAGTTAGATTGCTAAACGACGATGAAGTTTTAGCAACCATCGAAAACCCTGAAGATATACTTCATCAATATTAATCATAGGAGAAAACTATGCCAAACGTAGAAGAAAATAAAACAGTTGATATCGATACATCTGGTCCAGGTGCGGAGATAGAACTGCAAGAAGAAAAAGATGAAGCAGTAGTTGATACTGAATCATCGAAAGAAGAAAAAACGGAACAACCTTCCGAGGACAAAACGTTTGAAAACGAACGTGAGACTAAACTAGAAGAGGCGACAGAGGATAAAAAAGAAGATGATAATGAGCTAGAGCAATATTCTAAAGACGTTAAGAAAAGAATATCTAAACTTACTCATAAATGGAGAGAAGCAGAAAGACAAAGAGAAGAAGCTTTGGGCTATGCTGAAAAAATGATTCTAGCTAAGAAAAAAGCTGAAGATAAACTCTCGAAGCTTGAACCAGGATACTTGAAGTCTACAGAAGATAGTATTGTTTCTGGCGTACAAGCAGCTCAAGCTAAACTTGCAGCAGCAAGAGAAGCAAATGATTTAGCAGCTGAAGCAGAAGCTTTAACCGCTATCTCTGAATTGGGTTACAAAAAAGCTAAACTTGAAGAGACGAAAGTCGCTCAAGAAGAGTATAACAAGAAACAGGAATCAAGACCTGCTTCTGATATTAACTTAAATAGACAACCAGCGGCACAAGGAACACCTGATCCAAAAGCTGAATCATGGGCTCAAAATAATGCATGGTTTGGTCAAGATACAGCTATGACTTATACTGCTTTTGATCTACATAAAAAGTTAACAGAAGAAGAAGGGTTTGACCCATCAAGTGACGAATATTATGTTGAAATAGACAAGAGAATAAGACTTGAATTTCCCCATAAATTTGGTACAACAGAACCTACGGAAACGGCTAAGCCTGTCCAACAAGTTGCTTCGGCAAGGCGTACGACAAAATCGAGTCGCAAAACTGTAAGACTCACACCTTCACAGGTAGCAATTGCTAAAAAATTAGGTGTGCCACTTGAAGAATATGCGAAACAATTAAATATCACGAAGGAGGTATAAGCATATGGAAAATAATAACGATAAAAGAACCTCACGTGCGAGTCAAACTAGAGAAAAAACTTCTCAGAAAAAAGTTTGGGCTCCACCATCATCTTTAGATGCACCCCCTGCGCCAACAGGTTTTAAACATAGATGGCTAAGAGCTGAATCTTTAGGATTCCAAGATACTAAGAATATTTCTGGGAGACTGAGATCTGGATACGAATTGGTTAGATCCGATGAATATCCTGATGGCGATTATCCTATTGTTGAAGACGGCAAGTACAAGGGAGTGATCGGAGTTGGTGGCCTAGTGCTGGCTAGGGTACCTGAAGAGATCGCAAAACAGCGTAATGAATATTATGCTAGACAACATGAAGACAAGGTAAAAGCTGTCGACAACGATCTTATGAAGGAGCAGCACCCCGACATGCCAATCAATATTGAAAGGCAGTCACGTGTAACCTTCGGTGGTACAAAGAAAAGTTAATTTTTTAACAATTCCTAAACCGCTGGATAAACTTAACCCGTGAGTGGAGGCCCGCAAGGGTAGCTCACATAAGGAGAAAATATAATGGCAAATAAAGACGCAGCGTTCGGTCTAAGACCGATCGGAAAAGTTGGCCAGAATAGAGACAACCAAGGTTTATCCGAATACGATATCGCAGCATCTGCATCAGCGATTTACCAAAATGACCCTGTCGAAATGGCAGCCACTGGTACAATCACTGTAGCGGCAGCAACAGATACCCTATTAGGATCGCTTAATGGTGTTTTCTTTACTGATGCTAACACAGGAAAGCCTACATATGCTAATCACCTTAACGCATCTAACACTGCATCAGACATTGTTGGATTCGTATCTGATGACCCATATGAAAGGTTTGAAGTACAATCAGACGGCGCAACTGCAGCAGCAGACGTCGGAATGAATGCTGACATTGTATACGCAGCTGGTAGTTCACCAGACTATGTATCAAAAGTAGAATTAGATCACTCTGATCTTAAAACTGCAACAGCACAACTAAGAGTACTTGCAATATCTAACGACATTGAAAATAACGAAGCAGGTTCTGCTAACGTTAACCTTGTTGTTATGATTAACGAGCACTTCTTGAAAGGAACGGTAGGAGTATAATCATGGCCATATCAAGAGGACAACTAGTTAAAGAACTAGAGCCAGGTTTGAATGCACTATTCGGTCTGGAATATAAACGTTATGAGAATCAGCATGCTGAAATATATACTACAGAATCTTCAGACAGAGCGTTTGAAGAAGAAGTTATGTTATCAGGTTTCGCAAATGCTCAAGTTAAAGCTGAAGGAAGCGGAGTATCTTTTGACAATGCTCAAGAGACTTACACTGCTAGATACAGTCACGAGACTGTAGCTCTTGCCTTCGCAATAACTGAAGAAGCAATTGAAGACAACTTGTATGACAGACTTTCAAGTAGATATACAAAAGCACTTGCTAGATCTATGGCGAATACTAAACAAGTTAAATCTGTTAATCCATTAATCAATGGACTACCAGGCGGTTCGTTCACTTCAGGTGACGGTGTTACTTTAATTAACACTTCTCACCCAACAATCGCTGGAACTGTATCTAATACTTTAGCTACAGCGGCTGACTTGAATGAAACTTCATTAGAGCAATCATTAATCGACATTGCTGCAATGACAGACGAAAGAGGTCTGAAAATTGCTGCAAGAGGATTAAAAATGATTATTCCTTCTGAGTTACAATTCACAGCTGAGAGACTTATGAAGTCTCAAGGTAGAGTTGGAACAGCTGATAATGATGTAAACGCAATTGCGTCTATGGGAATGATTCCTCAAGGTTATAGAGTGAACAATTTCTTAACTGACACAGATGCTTTCTACATTATGACAGATGTACCAAACGGTATGAAGTACTTCGAAAGATCGCCAATTAAAACGGCGATGGAAGGTGACTTCGACACTGGTAACGTAAGATACAAAGCTAGAGAAAGATACTCATTTGGAGTTTCTGACTTTAGAGGTATTTTTGCATCACCAGGAGCATAATAATTAATAAATTTGTGGCGGGACATAGTTCCGCCACATTTAAACCTCACAATAAAAGAGTTATGAAAAAATTTATAGTTACGATAAACGCTTACGCACACTACGCAAAATTTGAAGTAAAATCAGAAGATTCCCCAACATCACTAGAAAATGCAATCCTTGACAAACTAGGAGAAAATAGTATAGTTTGGGAAAAAACGGGAATGTTTAACTCGTTAAACAGAATAACCTATGAGGAGGTTATCGATGATACAAGACCTATACAAACAAAAAAGGTCCTTGGAGTTGAAGTGGGAACAGGAGCATCTGGACAATAACAGATACACTCTTGAGATGGTTAGAATTGACGATAAAGTCAAAGAGATCATCACAAAGATCAAGCTAGAAGAAGCTCAGATCGCCCATAGACAGAACACAATTGAAGGTTCTGCTCCAGAAGTTTCAGTAGCTACTTAATAAAAAGCTACATCGTTGGAAAAAATCCACTCCACATTACAGGCTCTCTTGCACTCTACTAAAAACTAGTATATAGTTTCAGCACTATACATAAATTAATATTCTACATAGACGCAGTATAGTCGACGGCCTAGAGACTATGTGGGATATAACTAGGAGAATAATCATGGCTCAAACACTATTTAGAGGACCAGTACTGCAAGGTAAATTTAACGAAGCAGGTTTAACTGGATTCAATCTAGAAAACAAACAATCTAGCTACACAGTAGTAAACGGAGATTCTGGTAAAACTTTTACATCATCAACTGATGGTGTGGTATTTACTTTACCTGCAATTTCAATTGGAAGAGTATTTACTTTTGTAAATACAGGTTCTGATGGAACTAATACTTTAACTATTAGTCCAAACGCTAATGATGGTATTTTGTACGCTGGATCTTTAACAGACGATAAAGATCTTATTAATACAAAAGCTACATCAAAAGTAGGTGACTTTGTAGTATGTGCATCTTTAAATTCAACAGCTCATTGGACAGTTGTTAATGTACAAG